TTAAATATTCATTTTGATAATGAAATTTCTAAAGCAAATTTAAAACCATTAGCTATTGAAGCTGAAGCAAGTTTAGCAGATGTGGCTAGTTGGATGGGTGGAGAAAGTTCAGGAAAATCTTTAAGATGGGTTAATGATAAAGGTTTTCTGTTAATGGGTATGACATGGTTAACTGGAACTGCTAGAAGATTTGCTTATAATGTTGGAGTTGGTGATGCCTATGCTACAGCAAGACAATTACATAATGTAGTTATAAAAGGTGGTCATAATATTAATAGTAAAAAAGCATTAGATATTTTAATTCATGTTGAAAAATTAGGAATGTCGTCTGAACAAGCATTAAAACTTGGAGCAATATCATCTTATGAAAAAGCTATAGCAACTAATTTAGGTAAAAAAGTTTTTAATAAAGCTGGATTAATAACAGCAAATAGAGATGCTATACTTCCCCAACAAGGAAATAGATTATTATTTACTCAAAATAGAGACCCTAGATATAGAATATTAGGACAGTTTATGTCATGGGCTATGGCTAAATCTTCTCAAACATCTAAGATGTTACAAAGAGTTGAGAATGGTGATGTTAAAACTTTAATTAAAATAATGGCAGCTATACCTGTATATTCAGGAATACAAAATTTAAGAGAACTATTAAAATATGGAGAAATAAGAACTTCATTTGATTATGATAAACAAAAATGGTTTGCTGAAGGTACAAGACTTTCAGGAAATTTAGGTTGGTTATCAGAACTAATTGTTGGAAGATGGATGGGTCCAGGTGCTAAAGATAATCCTTTATTATTTTTTCCTGGTGCTAATTGGGTAGGTGATGTTTGGGATACAATTAGACATACCAAAGATGGTAAACCTGATTCAGCTTTAAAAGCTGCTGATAAAGTATTACCCTTCCCTATCTATAGAAGATTGTTAAAAGATTTTTGGGATACTAAAGTACTACAAAAAGGTTATTCTGGAAGTAAAGTTAAAGATTTAAATACTAAAATAAAAAATTTTAATAAAGGTGGAAGAGTAGGTTATGAACATGGAGATGAAGTTATATTACCTCAAGAGAAACCAACAGAAGAAATTATAATACCAAAAAAGAAACCTATGAATAAAAAAGATATAGCTAAAGTAGCAAGTGCAGTAGTAATTGCAACAGGAGTAAATGCAGATATGGATAAAGCTGTAGCCAATGATATATTACCTGCAAAAAAACCTATTGTTATTGTAGAAAAAACTTATGAGAATGTTTCTGAATTAGAACCTGCTAAAAAGAAATGGTTATTAGATACTGCAGAAAAAGTTTATCTTACTAATAATAATAATGTAATACCTAATGATATTATTCTTGCTATTAATGGTGCAGAAACTGGATGGGGTTCATCAGGATTTTTAAAAAGAGGAAGTAAAAATTTATTTAACTTTCAATCCTTTAATGATAAAGAAGAATCTATAGCTGCACAAAATAGTAATGCTAAGATTAAAAAATTTAAAACAGAAGAAGATTCTATTAAACAATTTCTAGATTGGGTAGAAAATAAAGATAGTTATGCTGGTGTTAGAGAAGAAATAAAATTATACAATGAAGGTGAAGGAAGTAAGGAAAGAATTATAGATGCTATTGCTAAGACAGGATTTGCTGAAGATAAGAAATGGTCTGGTAAAATTAAATCTATTTTAAACAATAGAATAGATGGTAAACATAAGAAAGAACTACAGAAATTAGCTACTATTTTATTTACTAATCCAGGTAATAAGAATTAGCTGTTGACAACTAGAGAATTTCTTCCTATAATATAGGAGAAAGGTAATGCCCATTAGGGATTACTAAACTTAAATCGCTTAATGAAAGGATTAATATGACAACATACGATTTAATAAACTTTGACCCATTTAAAAACTTCTCTATCGGTTTTGATAGAATGTTTGATTCACTAAATGAGGTCTCAAGAATAAACACTTCAAACTTTCCACCATACAACATAAGAAAGTTAGGGGATGACAAGTATCAAATAGAGATGGCTTTAGCTGGTTTCTCTAAGTCTGATATTAGTTGTGAATTACAAGAAGGTGTTCTTACAATTCAAGCTAAGAAAGAAAATAAAGATACAGAGACTTTGGTTCACCAAGGTATTGCATCAAGAAGTGTTATAAGAAAATTTACTTTATCAGAATATGTTAAAGTAGAGTCGGCTGATTTTGTAGATGGTATTCTAAATATAAAACTATATCAAGAATTACCTGAAGAAAAAAAAGCTAAGACAATAAAAATAAAATAACCCTCAAGAGCTAGGGAGTTTAATAGCTCCCTAGTTTTAACTATGACACCAAGAACTAAAACAGATACTATTGTTATTCATTGCTCTGCAACACCAGAGGATATGGATATAGGCGTAGAAAAAATTAAACATTGGCATACTGTTGAAAATAAATGGGATGACATAGGTTATCACTATGTAGTGAGAAGAGGGAATGGAGAATTAGAAATTGGTAGAGATGAATCAATGGTTGGCTCTCATGCAAGAGCAGTTAATGGTACATCACTAGGAATTTGTATGGTAGGTGGTTCAAATAAGAATGGTGATTGGGAAAATAATTTTACTGATAAACAATTTGAAACATTAAAAGATATAGTAATAAAATTAAAAGATAAATATAATATAACAAAAGTGATAGGACATTATGAAGTAGATGATGTTAAAAAATGTCCTTCATTTAATGTAAAAGAATGGAGAGAAAAGAATGTGGTTTAGTGCAATCAAGATGGCTATGAGTGCTGGTAGTCATATATATAAAAAAAGACAAGAAACTAAAATGCGTATGGCAGATGCACAATATCTCCATGCAGAAAAGATGGCTCGTGGTGAGGAGCAATACCAAGGAAAACTTTTAGAATCAAGAGATAAAGATTATAAGGATGAGGTAGTTTTGGCGATTCTCACATTGCCCATTTTGGTCCTTGCCTATGGGGTATGGTCAGACGACCCTGCAGCTATGGCAAAGATTAATTTATTCTTTGAACATTTTCAAGCATTGCCAAGTTGGTTTACGAATTTGTGGATATTAGTTTGTGCTAGTATTTTTGGTATAAAAGGAACACAAATATTTAGAAATGGAAAAAAATAATGAATAAAATAATCTTAGTATTAATAATATTATTTGGATTAAGTGCTTGTACTATAGGACCTAAGTGTACTTATACTCAAGAGGGAACTAAACTTTCTTCTTGGTTTTGGTTTACTAAAGAAGTTCCTGTAGATTTAAGAAAAGAAAATTGTAATTAATTTATAAACTAATGAAACATATAGTATTGTTTATTTATCATTGGTCAAGCAAATTAAATAGTTGGTCATGGCAAAAGCTATGGGGAAATAGAGATAAAGGATTAGGATATAAGAAATGACAGATAAAATTTTACCTATGCTTATTGGATTAGTAATTGCTCTTGGAGCATGGAGTCTTTCAAGAACATTTGAACTCTCTACTATACAAGCAGTACATGAAGATAAGGTTCAAAAATTAGAAAGAGTAGTAGATAAATTAATTGTTAAAATGGATGATTTAAAAGATAAAGAAAAAGAAATCATGGAACAACATAAAAAATTATTTGAAGTTTTAGAAAGTAATCAACCAACAACAGGATATAATTATAATTAATTTATGAGGTACAATTATGAATTATTATTTTACAAGTACATTAATAATTGCTATGTGCATCTTAGCTTATTGTGGAGGACCAGGAATTAGATGAAGAATAATAGAATTGATGTGTCAGATAAAACAGCAATTTCTATGCCTATGAAAAACCTTCTTGGAATTATCTCGGCAGTTGGGATTGGGGTGTATGCATTTTTTGGTATACAGGAAACCCTTAATAAGCATAGCACGACTTTAGAGTTAATGGAAAAAGACTTAGAACAAAATTCAGAATTTAGAATCAAATACCCTCGTGGAGAATTAGGACAATCAAGTGGGGAAGCAGAACTTTTTATGTTGGTGGAACATATGAGTACTCTTGTTGAAGATTTAAATTTAGAAATTAAAGGTATGAGAAACAATAAAGTGAACATAGATTTTTTAAAAGAACGAGTTAAAAAATTAAGTGAAGATGTTGAAAAATTAATTAGAAATGGAAATGGAATAAGTCAATGATTGAAATAGTTTTTGGATTAATGTTATATCTAAATGGAAATTTAATAGAACATACTTACAAAAATAATTTAAGCTCTTGCCTTAAATCAAAACGCATAGCTATGAAAGAAATTAATCCTGATAGTGTAGTTTTTAAATGTGAAAAAGTAAAAGCTAAAACTGAAATCTATATGGGTGGAAAAAAGATACTTAAAATTATAAAAGAATAATGGCTATAGATAAATGTACAGATTGTAGTTGCAATTGTCATTGCAATGTTAAAGGGCATTCCGATTTATATGGAGTCTGTCCTTGCGAAAATTGTAAGTGTAATAAAAAAGAAGTAGTTGTTGATGATGCTGATGAATGTTTAAGTTGTCAGTAAAATGAAGATAGTTTTATTTATGATTTTGTGTTCAGGAGTAGCAGGTAACTGCCTTGAACCTCATAAGACAAGTACTACTTATGATAATTTTTATGATTGTATGATTGCTGGTTATGAAAACTCATTATCTAAAATGCAAGTCTTAGGACCAGAAGCTGTTAACGAACATCAAATGTTTATTAAGTTTTTTTGTACTCCTGAAAAGAAAGAAAAAAAATTAGACACTTAAGAATGAAACACATCTCTTGCAATCTTTTCTAAATCATCAGACAACTCAGAAAAATTAGCTTTACATTCTCTTAGTAAAGCTGTAATCACACCAGAATTATTTTTAGAAAAATGTAAATCTATTTTATTCATGGGATAACTTTTTATCTCTGCAATAAATTGTCCTTGATTATTAATAAATAATTTAAAACCCATCAACTCAGCTTCTTTTCTTTTAACTCTTGGTTTACTTAATTTTGGATTGGGCTTCATGTTTTTTCTTTAGTAAGTCTAAAAGAAAATCATCATCTGATTTAGCTTTCCTTAATTTAGTTAAAGGTTTCTCTCCATCTTTAAAGATTTCAATACTTTTTATTCTAGCAGGGTTAACCATAAAGAGAGGTAGTCTAGGATTATCAAATGATTTAACCATGAAGAAACCATCATCAGCTATACCAAATGTTTGAATATTTTTAATATCAATATCGTCTGATGCAACTAAACATAAACGCATATGACAGGTAGGAGTAGGGTTTGGTTTCTGAGGTTTACCATCTAAACCTATAACATTATTCATAGGTTATATATCTGTTCTTACAATATGTTTTCTTAATGCTCTAACTAATTCTTCTATCTTATCTATTATAGAAATTAAAGATTTATCTTTTATAAAAGATTGTTCTTCTTTTAATTTATTATATTCTTTAAGAGAGATATGAACCATTGGACTTGGTGCTTCAGTTTCATTTTCGTAAGTTAAATCTTCTTGTCCATTACTCATCATCTATCATTTCGTTATAATTTTTACTAACAAAAGATTCACCAACAACTTCTTTCTCTATTGGTTTACCCATATAACCTATCTCTCCTGATTGGTAATCATCATCAACTAAAGTATCTATACTTTCTGTATAAAATTCATTTAGCTTTTCATTATTTCTTTTTATTTTCTTTTTTAAATGTTCTTTTAAATCATCTATCTTAACAAATAAAATTTTATCTAGATGTTCATGTATACCATACATTGATAAATCATTTAAAGAAGCAATCAATCTTCTAAATCCTTTGGCTCTTTTTTCCAGTTGCCTTATCTGTGCTTCTGATAAACTCATGAGTAATCCCTCTCTAATATCATTTCAAGATAGTGAATAGCTTTTTCAATATCTTTTTGTTTTCCTTTTACTTTGTGTCTGCATATATATTTAATAGCATTACCTTCTGCAAACTCTAAATGATTTTCATTAATAAAATGAGCAGGTTGGATTTTCATTTTAGCATAATGGTTTCCATCTACTTGCTTATCTAATGAATCATAGGTAGTACCTTTGAACATATCTTTATGTGGCATTATAATGGTCCTTCTTCTCTCATCTTTTTTCTTCTTAAATATTGCTCTGATGGCTTTAACATATCATTTAAATTATCTATTGTCAACGCCTGATTTTGTTTTAATTTTTTAACTACCCATTTATATGACCAAGGATGTAGTCTAAATTCTCCTATATCATTATAGTAATGAGTTTGATTAGGCATTAAACCAAGTATATTTTTTACATTAACCTTATCTTGTTCTTCTTTATTTAATAAAGTCTTTAACCATTCTACTAAAATGACTCTAGCTTTTCTTCTTATGGGTTTCATTTGTTTAGAATTCACTTCGTATTCTTCTAACCTTTTTTTCTAAATCATTAATTTGTAATGCTAATTTTTGATTATCTTCTTTAACTTCTTTTAATTCTCTTTGATAATTATTATTAATTTCTAATGCAATTGATAATGAATTATCTAATTCCTTTACTCTTCCTTCTGCTTGTTGTCTTTTATTTTTTTCTTCTCTCCACATTTCTACTGGTGATTGGTACTCCTTATTCATTGATTTAAACCCCACCAGATTAAAGCTAGAGGTATAATAATATGTTCAAAAATTTCATACAAACAAATAAAAACTAAAAGCCATGTAAAAAATAAACTTGTTTTAGATTTAATAATTAAATAAGCAAACAGTTTTTCATGCCATGTAGTAATTTTCTGTGTAAGTTTTAAAAGTTTATCTTTCATTACTCATTTTCTTTCATATCTTTTTTGAATATATGTTAATAATTGATTTGCTTTTATACGAAGATTTATTTTATTATATGCAAAGTGTTCAAATCCTTTTCTGTTACGACAAAATTTATCTCGTTCAGTAGCTTCTCTTTCTCTTTTATCTAAACCTATAAAAACTTTATCATTCCAAAACCATTTATCCCACAATGATAAATGCACATGGTTTATCTCTAACCATTTTGTAAATTTTTTCATATCGTTTATTTTTAATAATTTAATTTTCATCTTTATCTAACTTTAATAATTTAAAATTCTTTTCTCTATCAAAATATCTATAAGACATTCTTACTGGTTGAAACTTATAAACATAATCAAAGACAATCTTCTCATCTAGTTCTTTACAACTATAAACATCCAACTGTACCAATGCAGGATTAAGTTCATCCCATGAGTGTAAAGTTATATGGGATGTTTCTATTATAGTAACACAAGTTAATCCTCTATTGCCTATAACTTCACAATACTTTGCATAAGGACCACCTAATATTTTCATATCAATATCTTTAATTAAATTTCTAGTCCATTTTCTAGTAGACTTTAAATCTTTAGGTGGTTCTAAAACTTCTGCTCTAACTAACAGATGTTTGT